TAAAATCTGAGCTAAACTCAAAAGGATACGAGACTCGTTCCAGAGAAGCTAAAGAATGGTTTACCGAGAGGGTCAAAGAACTCAATGGACGGATTAACCGAAAGACTCTTCTCAACGATGAGGCTCTCAAAAGTCGTTCAAAGCCTATCTTTGGCCATATGTTCATGTTTGCGTATGATCCAAAGTATAAAGAAGAGCTACCATACTACGACAGATTCCCATTGGTTATTGCCCTGCAACCTGCAGAAGGTGGATTCCTGGGACTCAATCTTCACTATCTCCGTCCCGATATTCGTTCATTATTCCTGGATAAATTGATGGCCACGATGCCGAATAAGGATAACCTGGATGAAAAATCTAAATTGAAACTGCGTTACGAATTGCTTGCTGGAGTTCGTCGGTTTCGTTATTTTGCGCCTTGTTTAAAACACTATCTAAATGGCCATATCAAGTCTCGCATTGCTCAGGTATATGCTCCGGATTGGGAAACAGCGATCTTCTTACCAATCGAACAGTTCTCAAAGGCTAATAAGACGAAGGTCTGGAAAGAATCTCAGAAAATCTATCAGACTCCATAATGAACATCGATGATCTAAAATCAGTTATTTCGAATCGTAAGGGACTTGCTCCTGCAAATAGATTTGAAATCCATGTAACTCCGCCAGCAGGCCTGGGAATTGACACTCGCGATTTTTCGGTTCTATGTGAAAGCTGCAGTCTTCCTGGTCGTCAGATCACTACGATTGATTATCAGATTCTTCAGCAATCCTACAAGATCCCGAGCGGATTTGTCAATGAGGATGTAACATTCACGTTCCTGCTCACCAATGACTTTTACATTAAAAAGGTATTTGAAACCTGGGCCAACGCGGTTGTTAATTTTGAAAATTACAAGGTGAAATACAGTGATAATTATTACGGGGAAATCAGCATTAAGCAGCTGCACCGTGCTGATCGATACCAGGTCAGCGATGATAATATCAGCTCTCTTAAAGAAGCTGTCAGCTATGAAACAGTGCTGCACAACGCATTCCCATATTCACTCGGAGCCATTTCTCTGGATAACAATTCTGAAAACACAATTCAGAAACTGACCGTGACAGTTGCCTATGAGAATTTTGAAAATATAACTAAATAACCATTATTATGTCATTACCCAAACTTGAATCACCAAAATATGAAGCCAAACTTCCTTCTACAGGAAAGAAGTTTATGTACCGTCCATATCTAGTTAAAGAGGAAAAGATCCTTATGCTAGCAATGGAGTCTGGAGAAACAAAGCAGATCATGCAGGCAGTGAAGGATGCAATCACAAGTTGTACCTTTGGAAAGGTCAATCCTGACGATATTGCAGTATTTGACCTTGAGTATATCTTCATGAAACTGCGATCCAAGTCGGTCGGCGAAGTTTCAAAGGTAAACGTAACCTGCGAAAAATGCGAAAAGAAGACCACAGTTGAAGTCAACCTTGAAGAGATTGACGTGGATATGAAAGAAGCTCCAGCTACAAAGATCAAACTCACTGATAAAATCGGCGTCATCATGCGCTGGCCCAAGGTTGATATGATTGCGGAGATTGCAGATAAGACTCCTGAACAGCAAAAGGAAGCAGCATTCGACATCATTACGGAATGTATCGAATCAATCTATGACGACAAGAAGGTCTATCCAACCAGCGAGTCGACGAAAGAAGAAAGACTGGAATTCATTGAGTCATTGAACCAAACACAATTTAAACTACTTCAGAACTTTATCGAAAATATGCCCAAATTAGAGCATAAGATCGATTTTGCATGTGAACACTGCAAGGCCGAAAACTCCGTTACGGTCAAAGGATTGAAGAATTTTTTCTAATAGCCCTCTCACACGATAATCTAGCGAACCATTACCAGACCAACTTCGCCATGATGCAGCACCACAAATATAGCCTATCAGAGCTTGATTCTATGATGCCTTGGGAGAGGGAGATCTACGTTGCAATGCTGGTTCAGCACGTAAAAGACGAAAACGAAAGAGCAAAGAAACGTACATCTCGCAAGGGAGTCACCTACTAACATGGCCGAATCAAACGACAACAAGCAGTCCACCTCAGAACTTTCAGAGGTAATCTCTCAGATCACTACTAGTAATAAACTGTTAGAGACACTTATTACTAATACCGAGGTGGGCACTCTTGCTGCGATTGAAAATATCGGCAATGTAATTGATCCAACGATCTTTGAAGGAATTACCAAAGAACTCCAGAATATCTATGGAGCACTGTGCATTGAGGTGACAGGTTCAATTAATGAGACAACTGTCGTACTTGATACGATGAATAAGCGCGTGGCAATTATCATGGAAGATATTGCCCATATGGCTTTAGTACTGAGCGAAACTGCGGAAGAGAACCAGAAATTTGTAAAGAGCGATAGCAAAAAGTCGGATAAGCTAGAGAAGAATACGAAAGCTATTTCAGATGTTGATACTGAAGAAAAGGACCTTACTGAAAAGGTATCTGATGATAGTGCCAGACAGCTAGAACACCTGTTGTCAGTTCTTAAATCTGCAGGAGAAGGCAGTAAGAAGTTTGGTCAAAAATCGATTGATCAGTTCAAGTCAATCATTGAGCTTCTTAAAGAAGGTGAAAAGAAAGACACCGTCAATAGCTTACTTTGGAATAAGACATCCCAGGAAACTTCTTCTAGAATTGGCAAGAAGCTTGGTGATATGTTCAAGAAGACTGATGATATTCGTAAAGAAGAAAAGGCTGAAACTTCAAAGGAAATGCAGCTTGAACTGGATCTTGGCAAGGATATTAAAGATACTAAAAAGTTAGAAGAAGAGCAGCTTAAAATTGAGAAAGATCAATTAAAAACTAATGCGCTTTCTGCCGAGGATAAGAGCCAGTCGGGTGAGCAAATGCAACTTCAAGGACTGGAAGATAAGATGGAATCAAAAGGTCCTGGAAAGAAAGAAGGAGTCATGGGCAAAGTTGGTGCTAAATTTGAAAAGGTTGGCGCAATGGAAGTCGGTTCAATGATGGAAAAGGCATTGGGCTGGATTGGCGGATTTGTAGAAACCGTTATGGGAGTAATAGAAGTTATCACTACTATTGGCGCTGTTGTTGCAGAACTCTTTTGGCCAATTGCCGCGGCAATTGCAATCATTGTAGCAATTACAGATTTTGTTAGTGGATTTATTGATGGATTCAAAGATACGGAAGGAACTCTAGGTGATAAGATTATTGGTGGAATTAAACAGGGCCTCTTAACGGTTCTTGACGATCTGTTGTACCTTATTGTCGATCTTCCAAAGAAGTTGCTATCCGGATTAATGAGTATGCTTGGATTTGAAGATGCGGCAAAGGCAATTAGTGATTTTGATCTTACTGGAATCATCAAAGACCTATTTGGCAAAGCATTTGATTTTGTGGTTGGATTTTGGAAGAACATTATTCAAATGCCCATGGATATTGCCATGAATCTATATAAGCAACTTACCGATATGTTTTCAGGTTCTGCTGGTGAGATTGCTGAAAAGATTGGAGTATTTCTATTAGACATATTTACCATACCCCAAACACTTCTGAAGAATCTTGCCGCATGGGTTCTGGATAAATTTGGATTTACAGATATTGCAGCAAAGCTAAAGGAGATCGATATTGGCCGGATGATCATGGACGGACTTTTAAGTGCCGTGAATATGATCCAGGATTTCTTTACAGGTGCATTTGAAGGTGTAAAGAATCTATGGGAAAAAGTTAAGAATTTTGATCTTATTGCATCCCTCAAAGAAGGTCTTGCTGGAGTAATTAAAACCCTGCTGCAACCATTACCATTCTCGGGTAAAATTATTAAGAAGGCGTTCTCTATCCTTGGTATTGAAGATAGCGGTAGTGGAGATTCGGCAAAGCCCGAGTCTGCTTCAAAAGATAGTGCCACATCCTCCGAGGTAACTCCCGCTGACACTCAATCTGCAGCCATGGTAAGTGCACCAGAAAACAAGATTTCATCCCTAGAAACTCCTAACAATTCTGGGGCAACCATGAATGCTATGCAGTCTGATACTCAGGATGCCAACTCTGCGGCCCAGGATGCACCGGTGGTCGTTCCTGGTGGCTCTGGTGGAGGTGGAGGAACTACCAATACCACTGTAAGTTCAGTCAGCTATGCAAGCAATAACGTCCCTGACCGGACCGCATGGCAGATGTCTCCTTCGTTTGGTTTCTAAAAAAGAAGGGCCGCCCCAGTAAAGGAGCGGCCCTTGCCATGATATAATAGATGATTTCAGGTAGGATTAGTCTTCCTTTGCAAGTTTTGCAAAGTAGCTAAGGGTATCATCCTCTTTTCCTTCTTCATCGTCACTGCCTGCCTCAACAGGCTTAAATGATTCCCTCTGTGGTGCTGCAGCCGGAGTTGCCGCATACCGAGGAGCAGAAGCAGTAGTATCAAGTTCAACCGATTCAGCAGTTGAAAGAACCTGGCCTTCTTCACCCAGGACTTCAAGAAGCTTACGCTTCAATTCATCATAGGACTTGTAATTCTTTGCATCAGTGAATTCCTTCAACTGATTCAATTGATTATAGGTCTGTTCAAGCTTTGCTTCATCACCGCCAAAGAGGGGTGAAACAGCAGAGAATTCGGATTTGTCATAGTTACGGTAACCTTCGACATTACGAATCTTCAGTTTGAAATCCGCACCAGCCCAGAAGTCAAATGGATTGACTGGCTTTTCATCTTGGAAAGCTGGTTGCATAAGATCCAGCATCTTGTCAAAGATTTTCTTACCAAACTTATAAAGGAAAATCTTTCCATCATTCGCAGGGTTGGCTGGATCAGAGATTACCAAAATGTTTGTGACATAGTGGAGACGGCGCTTACGTGAACGTACGAGATCTTGATCTTCCTGACGTCCAGTTGCCCAGAGT